TATATATTAGGAAAAATTGATTCATATATATTTATATACACCAATTTTTTAAGAATTTGATATTTATTATTGTAACAATATAGGTAAAATTATGGCGATAGATTTCGAAGTTTTCGAGGGTAAAACCTTATCAGATGTATTTAAGGACATTTATGATAACTCAAACAAGAACAAGACTCAGTTAGAAGTACTGATGAAAGAGGTGGTTGGGTTTATCAAGGATGGCGATACGGCCGTACAAATAATTCCTATGTTGAAAGAGTATTTAGAAATCAATGTAAAGAATGATGAACAACTTGTTAAGTTGGCAACCATTGTACAGAGAATGGCAACTGCTGGTAATAAGGGTGATGATGATGATAACTTTATGTTGAGTGATAGAGAAAAAGAACAATTAATGAATAACATTCAAAGCACGGTCGAAGAACTTCAAGACCATTCGGATAACATAACTGCAAAATTAGATAGCTAATGTCATACAATATCAAACCTAAAAGTGGAACTAAATCTGGTCCAATAACGGGTAATAGAGTACAAAATGTTGAATCTACATTAAGATTAATAAAAGAAATATCAGATGAACCTGGTCAGTTTTATGAATTAGAACCTTTAGAAGTATTAGAGGTACATTTAGATGATACAAAAAACTCTTTCCCACAAGGAAGTGATGGGCCTGATTATACTTATCTTGGTGGAGTTAAGGGTAGGTTAGTAATTTCAGAGACTGGAAAAAACATTGATAAGTTAAGTGATTACAAACCATTAAATCCAAATATACAAACTACACCAGTGATTGGTGAAATTGTAATTGGTGTAAAATATCTTGGACAATTATTCTATACAACACAAGTAAATTTTTTTGGTAATCCCAATTTTAATACACAACACGGATTAAGTAAAGGTAAATCAAAAGATACTTTAGTATCTGATAATATCGATACTGCAAACGAACAAGATGATACAGGTGTAAAAGTTGGTTACTATTTAGAACCAACGCAAGATGTAAGAAGATTATTACCACAAGAGGGTGATGTTTTAATTGAGGGTAGGTTTGGAAACACTATTAGAATTGGTAGTGATATAAAAAATGATAATCAAGATTCACCAAATATTATTTTAAATGCTGGACAATCAAAAGATGATTTTCCAAATCCAAAACAACCAGTAGAAGAAAAAATTGATACAGATGGTTCGAGTGTTTACATAACCACAAATCAACCATTAACATTTACACCTGGTATAGAAAGTAAATTATCACCACCACCATATGAGGGAAAAAATATATTACTTAGTTCAGATAGAATTATTTTTAATACAAAGAATGGTGGGGATATAGTTTTTGGTAGTAATAATAATATTTCTATTTGTGCACCAAAGGAAGTTGTGATAGAAGCAGATACTACCAAGATAGGAAGTGTTGAAGCATCAGAACCATTAGTGTTAGGTGCGATATTAGAAAGTAAGTTAAATGATATACTAACATTAATTGAGACTGGTTTGTTAGCACCGACAGGGCCAGTAGTAGTTGGACCTGGTGCAGGATTATTAGCTAGTTTAAAATCAACACTCTCACAAATAAAGAGTCCTAAGAATTTGGTAGAGTAATGAAGAATGATACTATTAAAGTTATCTTGAGTACGATAACTGCTTTAGGTGGTATTGGTGGGACATATAAAACTATGGAAAATAGAGTTTCAGATTTAGAAAATAAATTACAAGCACAAGAAGAGTATTTAAGAATTGAACTTCAAGTAGAGAAGTTACGACAAGAAGAACTTATCAATGAGATGAAACATAAAAATAAAATGGATTCACTTACATTTGATATGGCAATGAAGCAACAAGAATATTTAATAAAATTAAGTCAAATGGAATAGTTTTTAGAGGAAATTATGAGTTGGGATATATTTAAAGCTGAGTATAAAAAGGGTTTAGATGCAGGAGATGATATGGCAAAAGTAATTGCTGAATCATATGATAAGTGTATTAAACTTGGAATGACTGTAGGAGCAGCACCACCCGCACCATTAGCAAGTGGTAATGTTGCAGCATTAGAAGCAATGTTAAAAATTGCTTTTAAATCTTACGGAGTAACACCATTTCCACTACAACTCGATACAGGTTTAAAATTGTATTGGTTGGGTGGAGTTACTGCAGCAGGAGCGACTGTAATAGTTCCAGGAATAACTGCAGCATATGTTCCTTTGGGAGCAGCAAATAAAGATGTTGATGATTTTGTAGAACAATTAATAAAAAGTTTTAAAACGCACTTAGGTCAGGTGAGTGGACTGTTTCCAGCAGCACCATCACCTTTACCATTTGCAGGTTATAATGTACCAGGATAAAGGAGTTAGAAATGACTAAAAAGCAATTAGTAAAAATAATACAAGAAGTAGTACGAATAGAAGTACAAAAAGAGGTCAAACAGATATTTATTAATGAGGGAATAAATAGCTTAAAGACTAAAAGAAGTACTACTCTCAAATCAACCGCACCAATCGCGAAGAAAAAGGTTCGAAAAATCGTAAAGAAGAAACCAGTTGTTAAACAATATACATCTAATGAATCTCTAAATAGTATTCTTAATGAAACTGCTAATATGGAAACGGATGAATATCCAACAATGGGTGGAGGAGCTTTTGATTCAAGTAGAGCAGCAGAACTATTAGGATATGCAGATGCTGGATTTGGTGGTGATAAAGAAACTGCAAGAAAAGTTGCAGCGGTACAAACAATGAAAGAAGCTGGAGTTAGTTCAGACCAAGTACCTGAGAGTGTAGTAGATGCCCTAACAAAAGATTATAGTGCTTTAATGAAACACGATAAGATGAAGAGTAAAAGATAATGCCTGAAAATGTCAACCTAACGAATAATCCATCTGTCCAACAGATTAATGAGGATGAAGATTCTTTCTTCGGTTGTACATTTCCATTAACTTATCAAGGTGATAATGTAGGATTTTTTCCAAGAGCAAAAACAGTCAAGGAACAAGCATTTTCAAATATAAAAAATCTTTTATTAACTATGAAAGGTGAGCGAGTTGGTCAACCAGATTTTGGTAGTAATTTACCAGCATTAATATTTGAACAAGTTGGGCCAGAATTAAGTGATAGTATTGAAGAAACTATACACGAAGCATTAGAACAATGGTTACCTTATATAAAAGCACAAAATGTTTTTGTGGTACAAGATGAAGCAAACCCAAACCAAATAGTAGTTACATTAGAATTTATTGTGACAGTTGATGACCCAGATTCACCTGAAACAATAACTTTTAATTTTAACGCAGGAGAGTAAAATGGCTAATGATGTAGATTATGGTCTAAATAAGAAAAAAGAAAAAAGAGATATTAGATATATTGGTAGAGAGTTTTCTACTATTAGAGCTAATCTATTAGAATACGCCAAATCATATTATCCTACAGCATACAATGATTTTAACGAATCATCACCAGGTATGATGTTTATTGAAATGGCAAGTTATGTTGGGGATACTTTATCATTTTATATCGACACTCAATACAGAGAAACCTTATTACACGCTGCAGAAGAAACAAAGAATATTTATAAAATTGCACAATCATTTGGATATAAACCAAAACTATCTCATCCAGCATCAGTACTTAGTGAGATAACAATTGAAGTACCAGCAGAAGATGATGGTACAAGTGTAACACCTGATTTAGATTATGCATTAATGGTAAATGCAGATAGTATATTTTCATCCAAAAGTGGAAGAACTTTTAGATTATTAGATGATGTTAATTTTAAAACATCATCATCACTTGATTCACGAGTAGAAAAAATATCACAATATGATTCAGATACACCAACACACTTTACATTAACTAAAAAATGTTTATTAGAATCTGGTACAAAAACTACTGAGAATTTTACATTCGGTGCAGGAATTAAATTTGACAAAGTTATTTTAAGTAAAGAAAAGGTAATACAAATTTTAAGTGTTGTTGATGATGATGGAAATACTTGGTACGAAGTTCCTTTCTTAGCACAAGATACAGTCTTTGCATCAACCGAAAATAATGCAACAACCACACCTGATGTATCTGCTAATGCAGCAGATGCACCTTATATGTTGAAGTTAATTAAAACTGCAAATAGATTTACAACCTACACGAGAAGTGATGGTAAATCAGAATTACGATTTGGTGCAGGAACATCAACAAATGCAGATGAAGAAATAATTCCAAATCCAGATAATGTTGGTTCATCATTAGGAACTGGTGTTAGTAAACTTGATGCATCATTTGACCCAAGTAATTTTTTAAAAACAAAAGCATTTGGACAAGCACCAAGTAATATTACATTAACTATAACTTACACATATGGTGGAGCAATAGAAGATAATATTCTTACTAATGAATTAAAAAATAATGATAGTCTTTCCACTACATTAAATGAAGAGGGATTAGATTCTGATAAAGTTGGTGAAACAAAAGATAGTATTAGTATTACAAACAAAGAACCTGCTACTGGTGGAAGTGGTGGAGAATCACCTGAAGAAATTAGACAAAATGCTTTAGCATATTTTAATTCACAAAATAGAGCAGTTACTAAAGAGGATTATATTACAAGAGTTTATTCATTACCACAAAAGTATGGTAACATTGCTAAAGTACATATTGTACAAGATGAACAATTAGAACAAAATACACAGACAATTATAAAAGATGGTAAGATTAAAAAAGAAAAAAATATAACAACAATACCCAATCCATTAGCATTGAATATGTATGTGTTGGGTTATGATAGAACTAAAAAATTAGTTGCATTAAATGATGCGGTTAAACAAAACCTTAGAGTTTATTTATCTCAATACAGAGTATTAACAGATGCAATAAATATTAAAGATGGTTACACAATTAATATTGGGTGTAGATTCTCAATCATAACTCAGAGAGGACATAACAAAAATGCAGTTTTACTTAAATGTATTGATGCGGTAAAGAATCATTTTGATATAACTAAATGGCAAATCAATCAACCAATAATTTTAAGTGATATTGCTTATGTGATATCTTTAGTTGATGGTGTAGCAAGTGTTGTTCCACCTGAAGATGATAATCCACAGAAACAAATGGTTGTTGTTGAGAATAAGTGGAGAACTGAGAGTGGATATAGTGGACATGTCTATGATTTACAATCTGCAACAAAAGATGGAATTATTTACTCATCACTTGACCCAAGTATATTTGAACTTAAATACCCGAACTTAGATATCGAGGGTAGAGTAGTAGGAGACATTTAATGTTTTATTTTGAATACCCAACAACAGACACAACAATTTATGAAGGTAGTATTACATCATCAATCAATACAGGTTTAGATGAAATATTAGAGGTTTCAAAAAATGTTAACTCTTCAGGCACTACAATTAGTGTATCAAGAGCATTATTAAAATTTGATTATAGTTATATCTCATCATCAGTACAAAGTGGAATTATTCCAAGTGATGCAAAGTATTATTTAAATCTATATGATGCTAGTTCTACAGAACTTGCGATAGAACAAACTTTAGAAACATATATGATTAGTGGAAGTTGGAATGGTGGAACTGGTACAATCGATAGAGACCCAGCATTAAGTGATGGGGCAAGTTGGAAGTATCGTGATAATGATACTGATAAAACAGAATGGGTAAGTGGTAGTACTACACAAGGTGGTACTTGGTACACTTCAAGTTTAGATAGTTCATATAATATTTCATCATCATTTAATTTAGTTTACGAAACAAGAGATATAAGAATGGATGTAACCGATTTAGTTAAGAATCATATCTATTCCAGTTCAGTATTTCCAAACAATGGATTTATTGTAAAAAGAAATAATACTGCAACCAGTCAAAGTTTACATTCTATATTTGACCCCACAACCGCAACTGGTTCTGCAGAGGGTAATTCAACACCACTTGGTAATTTGAAATTCTTTTCAAGAGAAACCCACACTATCTTTCCGCCAAAGTTAGAAGTAGAGTGGGATGATTCAACTTGGAACACAGGCAGTTTAAGTGAATTAAGTTCAACAGATTTAGAGAGGTTGACTGTTTATTTTCAAAATATGAAACCAGAATACAAAGAAAAATCAAAAGTAAAATTTAGAGTAGTGGGTAGAGAATTATATCCAACACGAGGATTTGAAACTACACCAGCAGCATTAACAATCAAAACACTACCAAGTGGTAGTAGAACTATAGAACAAGGAACTTACTATTCAATAAAAGATGCACATACAGAAGATGTGATAATACCATTTAGTACAGGTTCAATTGTTAGTTGTGATTCAAGTGGTAATTACTTTAATGTGTGGATGAATGGGTTTCAACCTGAAAGATTCTACAGATTTGAAATTAAAGTTGTTAGTGGTAGTGGAGTAGACCAAACTTCTATGATATATGATGATGATTATGAATTTAAAGTGGTGAGGTAAAATGCCATTAACTTACGAACAAGCAAAGAAAAAAGATTTTTATCGTAATATTCAAGATGCAGATGAACGAAAACATTTAAAAGCACTTGAAGAAGAAAAGAACAGAGCCGCAATAAGTGGTTCTGCACTTGATGCATTAAATCCATTACGAGATGAAAATGGTTTCTTATTATCTTACGAGGACCCAAAGAATCCAGGTGAAACTTTAACAGAAGAATATCAATATGTTCGAATTGGCGTTGAACAAAAAGCATCTATAACAGCAGATGTTATACGACACTTTGGTGATGATTTACAATTCTTAGAACTTATGCCAAAAGAGATTGAAGAAGCCACAACAACACAAGAAGAATTAAATCAACTTAAAAAAGATTTACAAGGTAAAATAGAAGAACAAGATTTATTAAATCAAGAATTAGATATAACAGGTAAAAAATTACAAAATACTATTGCAATTCAAAATGAACAAGAAATACCATTTCCGAATTTAGATGAAGAAACAGAACAACTTCAAGCAGATAGAGATGCTGCAAGAGAAAAGATTGCAAAAATATTTGGTAAAGGTAAACTTGCAAAAAAGATAGCAGATAAAGTAGCAAAAGAAATCAAAAAAACTACTGGAGAGTAATGAATGTTACAATATGGTTTAACAGATAAAGACAGAGAACAATTAGAATATCCTAAACAATTGTATAGTGGTTTTGGTAGAGATGCTAATGACTTCATACATTTCTATGTCTATGATATGGAGGATAATTTATTAGAAGATGATATCCTAAAACCAGGTGATGTTTTATTCAGAGACGATAATACTATTGATTTAGATATTGGTGGACACGTCAGAGATTTAGGTTATGAAGAAGGTCAATTTAAAGTTAAGTATCTTTTTCTTAGACGATTAGCTGGTAAAAAAGAAACCATTATGGTGAACGATGAGGGATTCATCAATATGGGAAAAATTTCTACTAAAGTTATTAATGGTAAGACAAGATATTTTAAAGGTGGAATGAAACCTACTAACCAAACATTAGAAGAAGTATTTCCAAAAGAAATGAAGTATGTGGTGAAAGAAGTATCACCATCAAAGAATGAAGTAAAAGTAGATGTCCAATTAATTAATAATGTTTCTTATCGTAAAAACTTTGCTGGTATAAATAAAGATTTTGTTTATGTACCAAAAAGAATTGGTGGTGCAAATGCAGGAACAGTCAGATGGGATAAAACTGATGGTAATGTTTTAATAATGACACCAGGTGTTGGTGAACGAGGATTTACAGATGCAATGGTTGGTGGTGAAGTTGTTGTTAAGGGTATGTATGAATACACTTTAACAGAAACTAAAATGGTAGAGACACTTGTTAGAAAAGAAACAGAAGTTTTAATTAATAGACCTACGAAAAGCATACCACCAAGACCAGATGAAAAGAAAGAGTTCTTTGATGATATTGTAAAAACTACAGTCGATAAAGAACCTGTCGGAGTAAAAGAAATATTAGAAAAGACACCAGGCCCAGACCAAGATTATGATGATTATAGAGATAGGGATGATTATGGAAGTGTTTGTTTTACTGGTGATACAAAAATTAAATTAAGTAACAATCGTACCATTCCAATTAAAATGATGAGACCTGGTATGAAAGTTAAAACCGAACAAGGTTATGCAAAAGTATTAAAGGTAGTTAAAGATAACAGACCTTACGGAGATAAATTAGTTCGTTATAAAAATCTTACCACTACAGACCATCACCCGATTAAACATCAAGGTAAATGGTATTTAGCAAATGAAGTTGGTACAGAATTTAAAGCTGAGGCATTAGATGTTTGGAATCTAATACTGGACAAACACCACACTATCATTGCTAACAATATAACATCTGCAACACTTGGTAAGTGGAATAGTATTGAACATTTCTTAGGTGTTAGAGATAGAAGAATTAATATGTTGAGGGTTGCAGAAGATTTTGAAGATACTGGTGGAGGTGGTGGTTCATATGTACCACCAGCAGACCCATCACCATCAGACTCAGTAATAGAAGAGATAATGACTGAGGTAGGAGATAATATACAAACAGATGATGAGGTTGTTGATGAAAGAGGATATGCAAAAGGATTAGAACCTACTAATGAATATATTGTTGATAGGAGACCAAAAGCTTTTACAAAAGAAATAATTGAAGATTTTGCTACTGATGAAGATTCAATAGCAAAATATAAAACAGTCGTTACATTTGATACTGAATTAGTTCCAATTGATGTATTTAAACAAGTACCAGTTGATTATGTTGGTAAGGTTGTTGAAATTTTAGATTTCGATAGAATACGAGTTGATACATCTTACGAAGAGGGAGCAAACAAATCAGACCATAGTGGGCCAGATAGATTCAATGATATCTTTACAGATTCATTTGTAACATATAGAAAAAACAAGATAACAAGATTAAATACTTATATGGTTACTAAAGAGGGATATCATTTATGTATTAATATGTTAGATGCCCCAACACAAACTTTACCTGATAGTGATAAAAAATTACCAATAAGAGATGTAGCAGATAGAACTGCTCGTTATGTTAAAACTTATAAACCATTACCAGATACAATTGAACAAAATGATTTAGTTTATTTCGTAGAAGAAAAAATGGAGCCATACGAAGATATGGTTAAGATAACTAAATTTGTAGAAGAGGACCCCGTAGCATTATTTTTAAGAGTTCCAAATTTAAATTCAACAACCAATCCAATTAATTTTAGAAGTACTAATTTTAAAAAGTATGATGATTTAATTGGAACTGATACTTCAGTTCAAGATGATATAACGAATCACATACACTCAAGTAGTTTATTAGATGTACAATTGGGTATTGATTATTCCATACGAACTGATGCACTTGGTAGTGATAGAACTGATTATGGATTTGGAAACTTTGTTAATTTTGGTGGAGCGGAAAATAGAATAAGAAACTTTAAAAAGAAGATAAAATTAATTGAGGGTTATAAAACTGATTCACATGCATTGATAAATATTACATCATCTGCAGATACTCGTGCAAATATTAATATGAGAAAACGAGAAGTTATAAATAGTTTTGACCCATATGAAAATTATCTATATACAGTCTCATCAAGTTATGCAACAAGTTCTCTTGGTGAGTTCTATGATGCATCTTGGCCTAAGACAAGTGGTTCAAGAGAAGATGGCACAAACTTTATATTAGAACATACAAGTGGTTCAACATTTACTACTTGGTTTGATACTTGGACTGGATACGCAAAAGATTTCGATACATACAATCAGAATAGATTGGTAAATAATTTACCACTGCATGTAGCAAGTGATACTGAGAATAAAGTATTCTTAGATTTTATGGATATGACAGGACAACAATTTGATGAGATATGGGGATACATAAGACACTTTACAGATATCAATGAACGAAGTAATAAATTATCAGAGGGTATCTCTAAAGATATAGTTCGTGAAGTTGCAAAGAGTATGGGTTTTGAAGTTGATAGTGGAAATGATTTAGTTATTTTACCAGAATACTTATTAGGTAAAACAGCAGATGGTCAAGATAAATACGAATCACCACAAGAAGCCGTAACCGAAGAAATATGGAAAAGAATTTTAGCTAATATGCCATTCTTTATGAAGAACAAAGGTAACCAACGAGCAATGAAAGGTTTGATAAATTGTTATGGTATTCCAAGTTCTATTTTAAGAATTAGAGAATATGGTGGACCAGATTTAAATGATAGAGTTAGTCACGAAATAAAAAGAAAGTTTAGTTACGCTGCTGATTTTAAATCAAGTGAGTATTTACAATTTCCTTGGCAAGATGATAGTACAAGTGGAATCAAACCAGAAACTTTAGAATTTAGATTTAGAGCACCAACATCAAAGGATATGACATTAGTTCAAAAGGGTGTTGGTAATCATAGTTTTGCAATTCAAATACAAGATAATGGATTAACTGATGCTTATGGTAAATTAAAATTTAGTGTATCTGCATCAACAGGTATTCAATTTATGACATCATCACTACAACCATATTATAATAATGATATGTGGAGTGTGATGTTAACACGAGTATCACAAAGTGGGTTAGATTTAACTGCAGATGGAAATGCACAAGATATAACATATCAGTTAACATCAAAACAATATGATGCTACAAGACAAGTTATTTTATATCAAACAAGTGAAAGTGTAAATATAGATGGAAATGCTTCAGCAGGAGCAGCGTTTAATAAATCAGTACACGATGATGGTACATTTTATATAGGTGGTAACGGAGAGTTTGGTACAAGATTTAGTGGTTCAATGCAAGAGTTTAGATTGTGGAGTGAACCATTATCACAAAGTGTATTTGATAATCATGTCCAAGCACCAAAGAGTTATAATGGTAATACAACAAGTTCTGCATATGATAATTTAATATTTAGATTACCATTAAATGATAATACTGATTTAAATACTTTACCAGAATCACTTGATGATAAATCTTACACTACAAGTTATTTTCCAAGTGCGAGTGCAGTTGGATTTAGTGGTAATCCATTTAGAAGTTTAGTAGACCAAGAAAAACTAAGAGTTCCAAATGTAGGACCGTCTCGTAGAAATGCAACAAAGATTAGAACTGAGGCAACAAAACTAACTGGTAACTTATCTTCTAATATTAGAGTTGAAGCATCATCGTTAGATTTTGCACCAATAGATAGTAATAAACTTGGAGTATTCTTCTCACCTACAGATGTAGTAAATGAAGATATAATGTATTCATTAGCAGATATAAATCTTGATAATGAAATTGGAGACCCAAGAGACCAATATTCTGATTACTATCGTGGATTAGATAGAGTACAAAGAGATTATTGGAAAAAATATAATCGTTCAAATAACTTTTGGGATTATATGAGAATTATAGAATTTTTTGATGGTAGTATATGGAAACAATTAAGAGCAATGATTCCAGCAAGAACAAATGCAACACTTGGTTTATTAATAGAACCAAATATTTTAGAACGAAGTAAACAAGTTGTAGGAAAAATACCAGAGTTTGAAAATACATATTATGAAAATGCTGGACACTTTGCAGATGGAATACAATTATCAAGTAGATTAAGTAGTTCCGATTCACCAAATCCATATTCACTATCTGGAGAATATCCAGTATATGAAAGTGAAATAATATTATACACAATGGATAGTGGTTCGGTTGGAATATTAGGAAATCCAACATTGAACAAAATAGATGAGATAGACCCACGAACACCATTCTTATCATTATACGCAACAGCAAGTATTACATTTGGTGATATAGATACAACATTTGAAGAGACAGTTCAACCCTTTATAACTGCTTCTCGTTTATCGGAACACAACGATATTAAAGTTCCTTACTATACGAGTTCATTATCAGATTCGATAGCAAAAGGATATGGATATCACACAGAATTTAATGGAAACTATCAATTTAGTGCATCATTCGAGAGAAGTTCATTTACAAGTGTAGCACTCGATTCTTCACTATTTAGATTGTTTTATAAAGGTAGTAATTTAACAAAAGATAACACAATAGATGGACTAGACCCAGTCGAAATAACAATTACCACACCTACTAAGTTGGTAACACAAGAACCTGGTGATTCTAAGTTAAAAGTTGAGTAAAAACTTTGGATTCTTATATTTATATAATGAACGCAATCCATCTTAGTTCAAATCAATAGGAGTAAAAACAATGGGATTTTTAAATAACACAAGCGTAACCGTCGATGCCGTTCTTACGAAGAAAGGTCGAGAATTACTCGCAAGAGGTCAAGACGAGTTCAAAATAACGAAATTTGCTTTAGCAGACGATGAAGTAGATTATCGTTTATGGGATACAGCTCATCCTAATGGGTCTAATTATTACGGAGCAGTAATAGAAAACATGCCGTTATTAGAAGCATTTGTAGATGAGAACCAAATATTAAGATATAAATTAGTATCTCTTCCAAAGAATACTGCAAAACTTCCAATCTTGGAAGTTCCATCACCATCATTGGTTTTTAATGGACCTGGTATTACACAGACCATTACACCAAATACAAGAAATGGTAGTGATGCAGAAGCAGGATATAGTTTCGTATTACACGATGCTACTATCGCTAACTTAACACCAGTAATTGTTAAGAAGAAAAAGAAGAAGATGAAAGCTAAGGGTAAGAAGAAATTCTTTAAATTAGGTGCAGCACAAAAGTTAGGTGCAGCAGCATTAATGGAAGAATTTGATTTTATTCAAAAAGAAGATATAGATGATTTACAAGTCAACACTGGTGCAACAACACCAGTATTCCTAAACGAAGAAGAGAGAAAGCGTTCAATCACTCTACAAGGTAGGTCAGTAAATCTTGTATCTCGTTCAGTAACAGCAGATACTTCAACCAACATAACGGTCGTGGGATTATCAACAGGTGCAACATTTAATGTAGCAGTTACGATAAAAGCCGACCAAAGTACATTATAGGAGTAAGAGATGTCAGTATTTACAAGATTCGATTTTTCAAATGATGTAGTGGAGAACCAAAGAGTAAAAATCTCAAGTGGTATCTTTAGTGGTGGAAGTGGAACTTTAACTTCTTTCTTTACTGCATCTTCACAAGGACAGGTAACTGGTTCACATTTATCTATTTATCATCAAGACCCTGCAACAAGTGCAGCAACTGCTGAGATACAATTCTCATTAGGATATGCACACTTCAATGGAAGTGGTTCTGCTGGTAATACTACAAAATTAACTACGGGTGGACAAGATTCTAAAGCAATGTATAGACAATTTTCTAATGTGTTGTTACCACCATTAACAGAAAAGTTTTCTTTTACAAGTGCACCATCTGCATCTGATGATTTCTACTTTATTACTTTTAATAGAGCAAGAATGAGAGAAAAGATTGACCCAGGTAATTGGGAATTAAAAGTTGGTACAACACACTTGATAGATGATAGTGGTGCTACAAATAATCCAACTGTCAATGAGGGTGGTAGAGTTTACAATGTTGTTACTGGTTCATTAGAGACTGGTACAGGAGTTGTAAATACTGCTGCAACATCACAGACAGGTGGTTCGATTGGTTCATTTTTTCCAGATTTAGGAATCATATTATTAAATGCAACTCATATGGATGATATTGCTGGAATGGCTACTGCAAGAAGTGCAGATGCGTTTGATGATAATCCTAAAAAGTTTTTTAATAAAATTGTAACTGGTGGAAAGTTTCAAGTAAGAAGAGAAGAGGAGATTAATTCTACTAATTTCTTTTGTAGGGTTAATAACAAAAAGTATAACTTTAGTGCTAATCCAACATTCTTTACTGGTTCAGATGGTTCATTAACAAACTCAACATTCTTTAAAGACCCTAAAGTGTACATTACACAAGTAGGACTTTATAATGATGATAATGAATTGTTAGCAGTTGCAAAATTGAGTAAACCAATATTAAAATCATATTCAAGAGAAGCTATAATAAAAGTAAAACTTGATTTTTAGGGGTAAGTAATGTTAAAGAACATTGACCCATCAGATAAGTCAATCAGACCTTTTAAAGTATTTAAAGATTTCACTCTTACTAATATTAGTAGTGGGAGTGGACATCTTGTTTTAAAAGCAGTTAGTGGTTCTATTCATAATTTTATGACTGGTTCAGCTGCATCACAAAGTTTTGGAAAATATGTTCCTGCAAGTGGTGGATTTGAATTTGGTACATACTACGATATTCCAAATTACTTTATGATTAAGAATGCGTATTATGAAAATGATGAACCACTTAGAACTTTCGGTAGTAACAATTATACAAAAACAAAAAAAGTATTACACGGAAGTGCAAGAGTATTCACAATACCAAGAAACTTATTTGGTGAAAAAGTAAAACCTGGTAGTATCCAAATGGATGTAACTACTGGTGGAATCACTTATGATTTACGAGATGATGGTGATGGTAATATTTACGATTACAATTACTCATCAAGTTTTGCAGCTTACAAATCAAGTTCTTTTGATTATGATAAAGCAGATGCAAACGGAAGTGGTTCACAAGTAGGAAATGCTTTTTATGAGCATGGTGTGATAGTAATCACAGATACGGGTTCATTATCAAATGCTGGAACTGATACTGGTCACGATTTAAAATATAAATCTACTCAAACAATTTATGAGTATGAATATGTAGTTACTTTAGAACCTAATGAATATAATGCTACAACAAATATAAGTTCAACATTTGAACGAAGTGGTAGTATTTCAGTAGGTAAAGGTAGTAACAATATATCACAATTTTTTCCACCTGGTTCAGACCCATCTGGACAAGGGACTGGGAGTTATAAAGAAGAATATAATGCAGCAACAAAGTATGAGGGATTCGTAACACATTCAGCGTTCGAACCTTATCTAACAACAGTCGGTTTGTATAATGATAGTAATGAGTTATTGGTGGTTGGTAAATTAGCTAAACCAGTCAAATTATCAAAAGAAACACAAACTTCGATAGTTGTTAGATTTGATGTATAATTTGTAAATATATTATATTTATTATTGGAACGAAGAGTTCCAAAATTTAATCCGTAGCATACCCGCGAGCGGAAGGTTAACATAGAGATAGAATAACAACATATAAGGAATTTTAAATGTCCAATTATTTAAAATCTTTGGTTCTATTATTGGTACTTTCCCTATCGTGGGCACAAGAGCCGATAATCCGAATCAAACAAACAGGCGAATATAGTTTACCAAAAACTTGGTGGAGAGAATCGGAAACTTTCCAACTACAAACATACCTTGCAGATGATAAAGATAATCCTGCATTGTATAACAATAACTTTGATGCATTTAGAGATAGTGTGATGACAATGGAAGTTACACTTGATGATAATGGTGCAGAT